CACCGCCAGCCACAGCGGGAACGGCGAACGTGATGTTATCCGCAATGGCCTGAAGCCGGTCAAGCAGGCTTGTGAAGCTGCCGCTGATCCTGTCCGAGAACGAGGACAGCGCACCGTCCACCTCAGACGCAGGGACGATGTTTCCGACCTTATAATCACCGGCGTTGAATTCATCCGCGATTGCGTCAGCGACGCCGGACACGGATTTCAGGATGGACGGCTGCGAAGCCTCCACACCTTCACCGACGCCGTAGCCGATATTCAGGCCGATTTCGTCACGGAACAGCCGCGACGGGGAGTGAATACCCAGCGCGGATTTTGCAGCGCTGAGAAGGCTGCTTGCGAGGCTGGAAACCTTGTTCTTCAGCCAGCTCCAACCGGAGCTGATACCGTTGGCAATACCGTTACAGATATTGCTGCCGACGCCGGACCAGCCCTGATTCTGAATCGCATTTTTGATGCCGCTCCATGTGCTGGACGCGGTAGATTTGATGCTATTCCATGTGCTGGACAGCGAGGACTTGATATTGCTCCATGTGGACGATGCAGTGGATTTCATGCTGTTCCATGCGCTGGAAGCCGTAGTCTTCATGCTGTTCCAAGTGGACGACGCGGTAGATTTGATATTGCTCCAAGTGCTGGACAGTGTAGCTTTTACGCCGTTCCAGACGGTGGAGGTATTCGCCTTAATGTTGTTCCAGCCGTTGCTGACAGTGGTTTTCAGGTTTGTCCAAGTGGACGATGCTGTGGTCTTGATGCTCGTCCAAGCCGAAGACAGCCCGCTCTTGATACCGTTCCACGCGCTTGTGGTGCCAGATTTGATGGCGCTCCAAGCATTTGAGATACCGGTTTTGACGGTATTGCAGGCAGACGACACACCGGATTTGATGCCATTCCATGCACTGCTGATAACGCCCTTGATTCCGGTCCATGCCGTGGTAGCGGTGGACTTGATACTGCTCCATGCGTTACTGAAGAAGGTCTTCAACTTTTCGATTACGCCGGAGAAGAAGTCCGTGATCTTGTGCCAAGCATTAGAAATGCCCTGCTTTAGTCCGTCGATAAGGAATGTACCGATTTCTGCGAATACAGTAGACGGAGAGTGGATGCCAAACAGGTTCTTTACCCAGTTCACAACAGGGTCTACGAGGTTTTCTTTCAGCCACGAACCCGCGTCGCGCATTGCGTCTCCGATTCCACGAAAGAAACCGGCGATAGAATCGAGGCCGATTGCCTCAAACAAACTCGCAAGCAGGTCGGATATTCCGCCAATGGCACCCACAATAATGCTGGGAATCTGAACAATAATGCTGACAAGAGCGGTCGCAAGGGATTCCAGCAGGCCGAGCCAGTCAATGTTTTCGATTACCGCGCCCAGTGCCTCCCCCAGACTGCCAATCAGGTTTTGCACCATTTCGCCCCAGTCATGATCTGAAAACAGAGACGTAATGAGATCGAGAACGCCGGTTATGGCTCCACTGACAAACTTGCCAAGCAATTCACCGAAGCCGTCCCAGTCAATGTCGGTGGTAAGACTTTCGAGACAAGCCCAGATTTCGTCTGCAAGGCCGGTCCAATCGACCTGATCCACAAAGCCGACAAGCAGATTGAGCGCTCCGATAAGCAGGCCGCCAAGCAATCTTGTCAGGTCAGAGAAAATCCCGCTCCAATCAATTCCGTTGAGAAAATCAGCGATTTTTCTTCCGAGCATTGCCCAGTCGAAGTTCTCGACAGCAGCGACCATACTTTGAAGCGCCGTTCTGATTTGCGTACTGAGCGCTTCGGCAAGTGCCGAAAAATCAATGTCCGAAATGAAATTGCTGATGTTTTTTGCGAGACTTCCCGCAATACCGATCCAGTCGGCGGCGTTCACGGTCCCGTACATGAAATCCGTGATGGCCTTGCTCACTGCTGCGCCGTCAAGCGTACCAAAAAAGCCATCAAGCGATTTCAGGATGATTGCCCATTTTCCGGTCAGGATCACACCGAGATTTCCCCAGTCCACGCCAGTGATGATGTGGTTTAGGAGTTCTGCAAAGCGCGACGCAAGGTTTTTCCAATCGAAGTTCTGGATGAACGTCGCAAGGAACGTCAATGCGCCATTCAAATAGTACCCGATCTTATCGCCGATGCCCACCCAGTCTACGGTATCGACCATTTCATTGAGCTTTGTTGCCAGCGTGTTTGCAGCTGCGGCCCAGTCACCGGCCTTGATCTGCTCGACCATAAGTTTTGCCCAGTCGGGCAGCGTTACGTCGGGCAGACTTCCGAGATCACCGGCACCGCCACCACCGCCACCGTCAGAGCTGTTATCGCTGAGAATGTTCAGTTCATCGAACGCGGCCAGCTGCCGTTTGAGCTTATCGGTAGCTTTGGATGCCGCCCCGCCTGCGCTGCTGATTTCTTTGGATGCAGTTTTTCCATAGATGCCAAAGAGCTTGAGAAACGCGGTCACATAGGCGACAGCTTGTGCGACAAGGTTGATAATGCGTGTAATGATCGGCCCCAGCAGGTTTCCGATGCCCGACCAACAGGCGGACAGCGTATTGGAGAGCTGCTGATTTTCGGCCATATAGGCGCTGACCGCTTTCCGCAGCAGCGCCCAGACGCCGCGCGCGCCAAGCAAACTGAGTGCAAATTTCTTCGCGCCGGAAATCAGCCCGCCAAACTGGCTGTTCATCTTCTTGCTGTGGAACAGCATTTTTGCCATGCCGGATGCGGCGGCCTTGATACCGGATGCAAGCGCCCCGGCAGCCGACTTTGCCGCTCTGCCGATGAAAGATGCGACATTTCGTGCGCTACTGGCGAGGCGGCTCATAAGGCTTTCCGACTGTTGTGTACCGGCGCGCATTTCATCCAGACGGGCCGCTGCTGCGGACAGTGTAGATTCCATCTGCGCGTATTGCGTCGTGTCCACGCCCGCCTGAAATGCGGTGCCGGAGGCCTCCATTTTCGCCTTTGCGGCTTCGAGCCGGTCATATTTCTGTGCGGTCAAATCAAGGTCGTATTGCAGGTTTTTCCACTGGGCGGAATTTTCACTCACGCCGAGAGCCTGCATTTTCTCCTGCTTATTGAGGAGAGATTCGAGCTTCTGACCGGCTTTTTCAGTCTCCGCACAGAGTTCTGCGTATTCCTGCGTCGGGAATTGCGTTTGACCGACTGCATCCAGCCGTTCCTGAAGCTCCGCAATCTTGCTTTCCAGCGTGCTTGCCTTGCCCTCAAAGGAGGTCATAGCGCTCTCGCTGCCGGACATGGCTTTCTGGAAGGTCGGTTCCAGCTTCTGCACGCTGCTGTTCACGGCGTCGATCTCACGCTGCAAACCGGATGCCTTTTCCGTCACACCACCGATGTTCACCTGCGGTGTAGCTGTTTCCGGCGCAGGCGTGCCGCTGCCGTTGGTATTCTGTAATTCTTCGAGGGAGGTTTGCAGTTCCTGTACTTTTGCCTCAAGCGCTGCAACCTTATCCTCTGCGCCACCTGTATTGATTTCAGGTGTCAGCGGCTTGCTGAAAAGTTCTTTCAGCGTTTGTCCCAGATTCTTGACCTCTGTGGACAGTGCCTTGATAGCCGCAAGCAATTCAGCGCTTCCGGCCTTAAATCCGTCCGAATTTATCTCGGTATCAATGATGATAGAGCCGTCAGCCTGATCTGCCATTTAACCACCTTCTTTCTTAGCCGAGTAGCGCGTCGATCCTATCCTTTTCTGCCTGTTCTTCTTCAGACAGCTTCGTGCGTAGGGCGCAAATAGCGCGGTTGGAAATCCAGTATTCGCGCTCCCACTTTTCCAGCTTTTTGCCCTTTGCGCGCTTCAGACGCAGGTTGAGCACCTGCGCGAAAACGCCGTCCGAAATCTCCATGTAGTAGCCCATAAAGGTCCACCAGTGGACGTACCGGGCGGAACGGACCTCAAAACCGGCAACCTTATTGACCGCTGGAAACATGATGCTCTCGTCCTGTTCCCAGTCCATGACGCGCGGAGGAGGCTTTCCGCCCGTGTCCTCCGGCTTGTCATTGTGGTCAATAAAAGCGAGAGCGGCCTTGAAGGCCGCCTCATAGTCGTCTTTTGGAATTGCGTCGAAGTCCTTGAACAAAATGAACAGGCAGATATAAGCCTTTTCTTTGTCTTCGAGGTCGGGATCACCGAAGGCGATCACGATTTTCAAAACGTCCCGAAAATCGCTGCGAATACGGTAGAACTTACCGTTTACCTCAAGACTTCGCGGCAGTGTTCCGATCATTTTTTACCGCCCTTGTGCTTGCCAGTACGGTAGCCGTGGGTGTACCGCTCAACACGGGAGTTGACTTTCTTCACCTCGCGGTCGAACTGGCGGGAGATATAAGCACCGACCGCAGACAGCGCGTTTTCGCAGTAGAAATGACCGTTGATGGGGGAAAACGGGTGCATCTTGCCGAAGAACGCCTCCGACATATTGCCGCCAAAGAGCCTGTCACAGGCGGCGTACAGGCGCTTTTCGGCCTCACGCAATGCTGCGAACTCGGCTTCGTTCTGTTCGTCCACAGTGCCGTCCGGCTTGATGTTGACGCTTTCCAGCGGCTCGACGATCTTGTCGAACTCTGCGGCAACACTGTTGAAGCGATCCACAATGCCGATGTCGGTCGGTCGGAAGGAGAATTCCCCGATCTGTTCCCCGTGCTTGTTTCGGATAGGCACCTTTACGCTGCCATCGTCGATGATGATTTCATTGAAATTCTGCTGTACCAGTTTGTCAGCCATTTTAATTGCCTCCTGAATTCAAAATGTTGCCGCCCTGCGCCTAATACACAGGGCGGCGGGGTGGATGATTAGCCCGCAGCGTTGGTGTCTGCGGTGAAGGTCTTCGTGGTGAGGTCGAAGGTGCCCTTGACGCGGTTGCCCGCGTTGTACACGGTAAAGGGAATCTGCACGCCGGAGGTGTCACCGCCGACAGATTCGGGAACGACCCACACGTCTTCGCGGTAGGCCCATGCCACGGTGCCGTCGCTGTTAAGCAGCACGTCAACCTTCGTGGTCATGCAGTCGTCGCCGGTCAGGCGCTCATTGGCGATCTTTGCGAGACGTTCAAACAGCGGGTCGCCGCTGTAGGCATAGAAGGGGTCAACCTCAGACTGCACCTCGTAGCCATTGTGGACGACGTTCTGTTCGCCCAGAATGTTTTTGTTGACCTCAACGTCGGGGTTCAGCTCCTCGTTATACTCCTCAAGGTCCTTGCCGAGACGGGTATAATTCGGGGTGTAGGTTTCCTCGCCCTGCGTCTTGACGCCGAACTTGGCGTCGAGGAAATGGGCAAGATACTTGCGTTCGATTTTCGGCATAATTTCAGCTCCTCAAATATCAAATTCGTTGTTGTAGTCCAGCCGCAGGGCAATGAGCCAATCTTCAACGCCGTCCTGATAGGCGGAGTTGAGGTAGGCAGGGCTTGTGCGGCTGATTTTCTTGATGACGCGGTTGCCAGCCAGCAGCGCGGGGTATGCGCTGAGCTGGTGGCTCTTGCCGTTCAGCGTGACCGGCTGCCGCTCAAGCCACTTGCCCAGCGCATCAAGGAATTCTTTGATGCGGATGCGCTGAGTTTCGGATTTCGGAGCGGCGCGGTAGACCACATTGAACGGGTATTGGCAGACCTGCGTGACGTGACCGGTGACGTCCTCTGTGCTGTTCTGCAAAGCCGCACCGGAAATCGGAAAGAATCCGATCCCCGAAGCGTCCGAGAGCGTGGAGAACAGGATGGATTTTTTGCCGGTGGTCAGACCGGGGAACTTGTTCAGCAGGTCAAGAAGAATTTTGCTGACGGCCTCAGAGCCGTCAATGTCGATGACCGTTTTCGACGGCATGGTTATTTACCTCCGATTTTCTCCTTCACGCCGTCGATCCAGAATTGCTTGTTCTGCCGTTTGGCGTGTTCAAACCATTGTGGGACGGCCTGCGGGTTGGAGTATTTCAGCGGCCTGTCGGTGGCAACGAGCTTCGCGCCCTTACGGAAACGCAGGATGTATTCACCGGGGCCTGTAGGGATTTTGCGGGGGCCTTTGCCGGTTACGGAATCCACCATGACCTTACCGCCGTACTGGTAGCGCGCATACGGGCCGGGAAAGACGACCTTTTTTCCGTCGTCCTCCGTGTGGGAGCGCTGCTGCAAGCTGCCGGTCAGCAGCGGCATACAGGCTTTGCAGTCCTCAAGCACGCGGTCGCCCAGCCATTGCTGCGCCTCGCGCATACGCTGATCCAGCGCGCGCAGGTCAACAGTGACGTGTACGCCGCCGTCAGAATAGGAGATTTTCGGGAGGCCGGACATTTTACCGCCCTCCGATCTCGAAGTGAGGGAGAAGGCCGTAAAAGCCCGCAGAGCTTATCAGGTAGATTCCGTCGCGTTCTGCGTTCAGGGCGTGGTATAGGCCTTCGTCATAGTCGTCATCGGTCAGCGGCTCGGTGTCAGGCCATGCACCAGCAAAAATGAAATCGCACTCCGGGGCAAAGGTGATGTGCTGTGCCGGATTGTCGCAGCGGGCATATTCCTTCGGCCCCGTGTAACTTTTCATCCCCGCGCCGGTGGGAACGCGCTTGTCCGCCGTGCAATGGATGATGATGTCCACGGCGTCAGCGTTGTTGCCTCCCGCAGTTGTCGCGCTGTTGGCTTTTGTGGTCAGCAGGTCAGCGCCGGAAATGGCGGACGGAAACCAGCGCCCGGTTGCGGCGTGGTAATTAAAGACCGTTATTGTGTCGCGGTACACGCCCAACACCTCCCGCATACAGCAGATTGACGCCGTTTGCATCCGGGATATTTGCCAGATACTGCGCGGCAATGCTGCCGATCAAATTTGTTTGTGCCTCTGCGCTTGTCGCGGCGGCAGCATAAACGGAGCTATTCGCGCTGCCCGCCGAATAGGAAATGGATTCCCGTCCGGACGAGATAGACGCGACAGCCCCGTGATAGCTTCCGTCCTCCGCTTTCTGCGCGGAAGATGCCCTCCGCTGGACGTCGATCCAGTAGAGGGCTTCGGCAATGGCACAAACAGCCTTCTTGACCTTGACGGCATGGGCTTCCACGGTCGGAAACGCAAACGTGAGCCGCCCAAAGGTGATTGCGTCCAGTTCGTCGCTGGCGCGTTCAAGCCACTTTGGGGAGGTTTCCTCGGTCAGCGTGTCCCCGAAGTAGCCGGAGCCGTAAAACGCAAAGTCTGTGTATGCCATATCAACGCCTCCTTAGTCTTCCTGCACCTCGGCAGGGGCGTCCGTTTCGGCCTCTGTGGGCTTCTTACGGCGCTTGTCCTCCGCCTTTGCGGGCGCGGGTGCGACAGCAGGGGCGATTTCTACGGCTTCGTAGATGGCCGACCTCTGCATCAGCTCAATGCTGGTTTCATCGGTGGCCGCTACGATGTTGCCCGATTTCAGGTTGCGAAACAGCATAGCGTCCTCCTTACATCAGGCCATGGTGTAGTAGGTGGTGCCGGACGCGAACTCCGTGATGGAGACAGCAGTGTACACACCGTTGGCCTCGGTGTAATACTGAGTACCGGCAGCATAGGTAGCCGCCTTGGTGAACACGCCGGGCTTGAAGATCAGGTCAGGCATGACAACGGTGGTGCCGTAGTGGTAGAACAGCTCGACGCCGTAGGCATTGGAGAGAGGGATCTTCTCGGCGGTGTACTGGTCGGCCATGATGGGCTGAGCAACAGCGCCCTCGACCATGAGCAGGTAGTTACAGCCAGCGGGAAGGTGGACGCAGCTGTACGCGCGGACGCCGTGCCACACAAGGAACTCCTCGGCGGCGGTGTTCACGTTCGCGTTGTTGGTCTGCTTGTCAAGGTCGTTACGGATCATACCGTAATACTTCGGGGACAGAACGAGGTGCATCATGGAGCGAGGCACGCCGTCCACGAAGTCATTCTGGGTGGTTTCGCATTCCTGAATGATGGCTTCCAGCTCGTCAGAGATGGTCTTGTAGGCGGACAGGTTCAGCACAGTGGCCTTACCGGCAGCAGCGGCAAAGAACGCATTGTCCAGCTCGGCAGCCATACGCAGAATGTGGTTTGCGGAACGACGGTCCAGAACGCCGTCAACGCCGTACAGGCGGACGTCCTTCTGTTCCAGCTCCTCGACGATCTCGCGGTCGGTGTCGATGGCAACAGTGACGGGCTTTGCCTTCACGGCGTCGCCCTTGCCTGCGGTACGCGCGGTGCCGTAGTTCTTGGGGGTGGCGTTGACGAAGCGCTTAGCTTCGACGGTGCCGGAAACGGGATCGCCGGACAGGTCCATGTTCTTCATGGAGCCGGAGATCAGCGCCTTCTGGACGCCCTCAATGGTTTTGCCGTACAGCTCGGCAAGATATTCCTTGCCGTCGCTTTCCAGCAGGATGTTCAGTGCGTTAATACGAGGCATAATTCATACTCCTTTGTTTATCAGAAAATTTTGGGCGGGGTGTACTTCTCAGAGCCGGTGCCGGGGTCGCCCGTGGGTCCCGTAAAAGCAGGCGCTTTTTCCTTCTGCTTTGCCGCCTTTTCTGCGGCTTCCTTTTCCTCGGCAGTCTGATACAGACCGGCGTCCTTCTGCTTGGCGGCTTTCATAAAGTCGTCAAAGCCGAAAAATGCGCCGTCCTTCCACGTCAGACCGGCGTCCGGAGACATACACTCGGACACAAGGGCCGTGCGGGCAAAGGGAGAAGTGACGCCGTACTCGTCCAGCTTCTTGGTGATCCAGTCCTTCTGATCGCGCTGCGTGATCTCGCGGGTGAATTTCTTCTCCGTGTCCTCCGCCTGCGTCTTGTAGGTCTGGATTTCCTGCTGAATCTGCTGCGGGTCGATACCCTCAAACTTCTTCAGCGTGGTTTCGGCAGTATCGAGACGGGTTTTCAGGCCGTCGCGCTCTGCCGTGAGGTCTGCAATGGTCTTGTCCTTGGCAGCCTTCGCGGCCTCAACGTCTTTTCCGTTGAGCGCGAACACCTGCTTGACCTGATCTTCATTCAGCCCCAGTGCGGTCAGTTCTTCGGTTTTCATATAACCTCCTGTATAACGGCAATAGCAGATATTTAAGACGTTGCAGCGTCTGGCCGTTTTCGGCATTGTTAGGACCGCCGATAGTCCAATTTTGTACCCCTGCCGGAGTTGCACCGGCGATACTGGAAGGGGCATAGAAAAGCAGAGCCTCACAGCGCCGGAATGGTGCTGTAAAACTCTGCTTTGCGATTATTCACTTGCTGCGGGCGGCGGCAATGGATTTCCGCGCGTCCTCCCGCGTCCATTTTGCAATCTGGATGCGGTCAGAGAGGCGCTTCAAGCCGTTGTCCTCGCAGAACTGGTTGTAGTCCAAATTCTGCTTTTCCAGCAGCTTTGCCGTCCGCGTGTACTGCGCTTCGAGTGTAGCTTTCACGCCCGCGTCCTCCGCTGCCTCAATGGCTGTGCGAAGGCCGACCAGCTTTGTTTTCGTGCGCCGGATGCGCGATTCCTTCCCGCGCTGCTTCTGGCTGAGGTCAAAAGCTCTCTTGTTCTCCTCATCGTCGAACTGCGCGTATGGGTTGTGCCGCAGATCGCCGGGGCCGAAGCTGTGGCGGCAGTTCCAGCCGCACAGGCCCTCGCCGGTGCCATACCCTGTGGATTCCACGAAAAGCGGCAGGTCAGGCGTTCGGCCTGTCCGGCTGTAGAACTTGCCCTGCCACCAGAAGTGATTTCCGGGGTTTTGACCGCCGTCGCCGTAGCGTGCGCCGAGGTGCGCTGACACAAGCACAATGTCCCAGTCGCGTTCCTCCATACCCTGAACGGCCATATTGCCGGACGCCTGCGCGACGCCGGTACGAACGGCCCGCAGCACAGCGGTTTCGATGGTGTCAACGTGTCCGGTGGGATAGACGACCTGCGTTTGCGTGTCAACAATGCTGCTGACGGCCTCCTGTACGGCCTGCGTGTACGACGTCGCGCCGGACGCCACCTTGAAATGTGCGGTGTCCAGAGCTTTCAGCAGCCGTTGTTGGCTTGCGTGCGCGGTCGTTCGGGTAAAGTTGTGGACGGTGCCCGCCGTGCGCTGGTAGGTGTCCTCAAGCAGCCGGATCATGCTCTCAGACTGTGCAAGCTCAATGCCCGCAAGCCCGTGTTCAACATAGAAATTGCTGTCGTAGGCAAGGGCTTTGATACCGGCGTCCTCGAAGATGCGCTTGATCTCTGCGTCCGTCGCCTTCGTCCAGCGCTTGATTTCCCGCTGTACGGCGTCCAAATGGCCGCCTGCGGCTTGATAAACCTCAAGCTGCCATTCATCCGAGGCGGTGAGAAAAACGCCCTCACCGCGCCCTAACCGTGCCATAACTCGCCGGATAAGGTCGCTGGTGATCCACACGTTCAACTCGTCGATTTGCGGGTACAAGGTTTCGATGATATCCAGAATCTGCTGAGGGGTCAGCATTTATGCCGCCTCCTATTCTGCGCCGAAAAGCTGGGCTTTCTCAATCTGCGCCGCGTCAGCCTCTGCGGTCATAGCCTTTGCTTCTTCCTCGCTCATGCCCTCGAACTTTACGAAGTACATCCACTTCGGGACCCAGCCCTGCATGACGTAGGCGCGCCACGAGGCTTTGTCCTCCTCATAGTTGTAGGTCACGTCGCCAAAATTGAAATTGACCTCATATTCGCCCAGCGGCGCGAGGTTGTAGAGCGTGACCAGCGCGTCAGCACCTGCCAGCGCCTGTGTGATGGCGTCCTTGAGCGCGTCGCGGTCGGTCTTGATCGTCTGGATGGTGTCGCGGTCGTCGGCCTCGACCTGTGTTGCGGTAATCATGCCGGTCTGGCCGTCCAGTACAAACACACCTTCGGAAAAGCCGCATTTGACACCGGCCATAGACAAGTCGAAGTTGATGTCCTTGATCCGCGCGTCGGTCAACAGCGTCGGCGCGTGCTCATGGATTGCGGAAACCTCGCCGTCAGACAGACCCATACCGAGGCCCTTCACGAAACGCGGCAGCTCGACATTGCGGTTCTGCGCGTTCTGAATGAGCTGCTGCCCGACGAAGGTAATGTGCTTGCTGTCCTCGATCTCCGTATTCTTGCGGCTGACGGCAATGTCGATGGCCTTCAGCTCCGCAATGGCGTTGGCGAACACGGAAAGCCCCAGCGGGGACGACGGGTCAACGGTGTTCGCGCCGGGAACGCGATAGTAGCCAAACAGCGGCGTTTCAAGGTTGGTAATGGTAACTTCGGGGGCCAGATGCGCCCATGCGTCAACCTTGTCAAGCGCCACTTCCTCACCAAGGGTAACTTCGCCCTTCGTGCTGAGCCGGTTTTCAAACGCCTTGTTCGTGATCTTGTAGAGCTTGCCGCCCTCTGCGGTGCTGCCCTCGAAGCGGTGGTATTCGAGCCGTGTGAAATGGCGGCTGCCCTGCGCGGTATGCGCCGCGAAGATCGCACCGACGATTTCGCCGTTGTCGTCCTTTGCCGTAATGCCGAAGTTGCCCGGCAGAATGAAGTCCCATGTTTCGCCGTTCCACTTGAGCATGATGCCGCCCAGCCGCTCAGCCTCCGATACACGGTCAGGCAAGCGCTTGAGCAGGTCGTCGGCCAGTCCCTGCAAATACTCGGCACGGGGCGAGCCGGAAATAGCAATACCGATGTCCAGCGTCACCAGCTTTGCGCGCGTGTCGCTGATGTGTTTTGCCATGTTGATAGTCCCGATTTCATCCTCGGCGTTCAGCCAAGGCGGCTTGCCGGTAGAAATGCGGTCCCAGTTTGTAAGGGCGCTGGACATTTCCGGCGAGGAAATGAGTTCAACGCCAAATGCTTTCGCAATATCGGTCCCGCTATGAATAAAAAGCATTTTGATCCTCCTTAGCAGGCGCGTAAAAAAATTCATTTCGTCACCGCCTTAAACTATCCATTTCAGTTCATTCCGCAGGGCAGTCCGGCAGAAATATCTGAGCTGGTCCATGCTATGGTCGTTTTCCTTGATAACCGCGTCTTCGGCCTTTTCCTCGTCCCATGAATACGTCTCGAACTCCTCGAAGGTGCTCTTGCAGCTCTTATGGAAGTACAGGCACCCGGCATTTAAGAACTTCGTCACGTCCTGAATGCCGTTCAAAACATCGTTGTCGGCCTTTACAACCATGTATTTACCGTATTTTTGTATCGTCTCGATCATGGACGACGCGGACGGGTCAATGATGATGTACTGGATCGGATAGTCCCCGATCAGGTCGCACAGCATCTTGTAATACGCCTCGTTGTCCACACGGTTGTTGCTGCCACCCTTGTAATACAGCTCCTTGACCATAATGGCTTTTTGCTCCGAGGGGCTGTAATCGTACAGGCCAGCGGCAAACGGGTTGACGGTGCCGTAGTCCACGGACACATAGTAGCGGTGCCGTGGATTGAGCGCCGGGACCTTTGGAACGATATGCGCCGAGCGGTCGAACATGGGGTAGACAAGGCCCTCGGCCTTTACCCACAAACCAAGGATATAACGCCGGTAGAAAACGCCGGTGTACATTCCCTCATATCTGGCCTTGATTTCAGGCGCAAGACTCAGGTTGTCGTCCATCGTGAAATGAAGATACAGGATGTTCCGCTCTCGCGCTTTCTTGATCCATTCCACATAGAACCAGTGACCGGGGTTTTCGGGGTTGCAGTTGAACCAGAACTTAGAACCGGCCACGCTGCAACGAGCCATAGCCTGCTCCACGAAAGAGCGAGGCATGAGGGCCACTTCGTCGAACAGCACGCCCGCAAGCGTGATGCCCTGCACCAGTGTGTAGCTTGATTCGTCCTTGCCGCCGAACATATAGTAGCTGTTGGTCACGCCGCCAGACGTGATAATCAGCTTGTTTTCACTGCGGCGTTCAGTGATTGAGAAAATGCCCTCAAGCCACTGCGGCATGAGGGTTATAACGTTGCGGCGCAGCGATTCAATCGTCTTGCCGCATATAGCGAAGTTCTGACCGTTAAAGCGGCTCATGCTCCACAGGATAAAGCCGTCCGTCATGGAAACGGTCTTGCCGGAACGGATAGAGCCGTCACAGATGATGCCATCACAGTCCATGAACTGCGGCTTATTCCACCACGTCAGCGTCAGAAGCTGCCGCTTGCTGAAGTTCTGGTATATCATCCGTGTTCACGTCCTCCTTTGTGGCATTCTGGATAGCTTCAAGCAGATTGTTGTCCTTTGCGCTGCCGCCCAAGCCGGTTTCACCGGTGATGTCCATATAGAGCTGGATCGCATAGGTGTTGCCCGCCTGCGCTGACCGCATAAGAGCGTCGGCCACAAGCATTTTTTGGGTCAACACCTCAGACGGGATGCCCAGCTTTTTCAGGCGGTTCTGCTTGCGCTTATCGGTAATCGGGAGGCCGGAATACAGCTCAAGAAGGTCAGCCATCATTTGCCGCTCACGGCGTTTCTCCTGACTGACTTTACCACCAGCAGAGCGGATAGCGTGAGCCTCTTCTTCGCTGCGTTCGGTCAGAGGAATGAGGTTCTTGTCTTGTGGTCTGCTCACGCTTCACACCTCCTATCAGTGGTTTTTCCTCCTTCGTCACTTCGCTTTCTGATAGCTGTACTTGTAACCGAATTTCTGCTGATTGGCTTTCAGCCACTTAGAAACGGCGTCGTTGTAGTCCTTGCCGCTGAGCTGGGCGCTGTTGACCGCCTTTACAAAGCCGGAAGCGTTGAAATGCGTGCCCTTCGTAAAGGTGTACACGCCCGCATATCGCGCAGTATCGTCGCCGCGTCCGGTTTTGGTGCTGACGGCCACAATGCCGCGTCGGGTGCCGAGGGCGGTGTTGATAACGTCCTCTTTGCTGAAGGTCGGCCAGCCGTCGCGCGGGTGGTTATGAATGGCAATTTCTTTGCCGTTGCCGGTCAGCCCTGAAATACTGCCCGCGTTGCCGTGGCGGTATTTTGTAGCGAAGCCCTGTTCATCCACGACCACGCCGTGTTCTTCCAGCGCGTCGCCATGTGCGGCCACAAAGGCGCGTACCATGTCCTCATAGACACGGTTGGAGCCGATTTTGACGTTCATACGCGCGGGCAGGTCTGCGGTGGTTTCATCCTTGCCGCTGCCGCCACCAGAGGACGGCCAGCCGCCGCTAAAACCGATACTGGAACCGCCGCCGCGCCCGCCGTGCTCTACGGGGAAGGTGATCTCCGTCCATGCGCTGATCCGCTGCTCAAGGGTTTTGCCGTCAATCTCAAAATGCAGGGCTTCGTCAAGGCTGTTGAAGGATGCAATGATCTTGCCGGTCGTCAAGCTGTACAGCTCAAGCGGATTGCGGAAAAGCACCACCTTGTCGGTCGCATAAACGCCGTTCAGACGCTTGAATTCATGCTTGAATCTGTCAAGCTGCATATTGTCTCACCTCTTTTTGGGTATAAAAATACCGCCAGCGGAAAGCCGCTGACGGTTGAAGCGTTGTGCTCTTTAGATGTCCGGAACTTCGGATTTCTTTTTACCTTTGGCCTTGTCCTGCTGATAGAAGGACTTCGGAAGTTCCTTGCTCGCATTGGGCGGCGTAATAATACGCCCCTTTGCGGGTTTACTGCCGCCCGTTTTCTTTGCGGGGCCGCTGGTCGTCTTTGCCATGTTCTGATAACCTCCTATTTGTCGCGCTTTTTGACGCATTTTTCGAGTAGTGCGGTCGGCTTCAAGTTGTCGATCCTGACAAGTTTGGTCGCGCCCTTGACCGCCTGATCCATATAGACGTGGATGTCAACATAGCGCCCGGTCTGCGGGTCCATGAAGACTGTGCCGCCCTTTTGCTGTTCGGCCATAAATACATGGCCGGACCTGCCGCCCTTCCATTGGACACGAACGATTGCGCGGGCACCGTCGCCCCAGTTCGCCATTTGATCTGCCATTTTCTGAATGGTGTTCCGGGAAGGAAAGTCAACAGCTTTTGCGCCGTCCATAACTGCAAGCCAGCCGTTTTTGTCGTACATATACGGCAAGCGGTCGGTCCCGTCAAAAATACGGGGCAAAGCCTCAACATCATAGCCGCGCCGCTGCATTTCATAAGCGTAAATGCACCTTTGGCAATTCTGCTGCCACTCGCGGCCCTCTCTGTAATGCGGGTTAGAACCGGCGAGCGCTTCATCAACGGTTTTCTGCTTTCCGCGAGGCCCTAAAAAGCCGGACCTTGAATAGCTGCCACCTCTACCGCCCATTATAGCACATCCTCCTGTGAATTTCCTTCGTCCTGTGTAAACTTTTTACTCACGCGGCGCTTCAATCCGTCCTGAAACGTCAAAATCGGAATGATTTTATCGCCGCTGCACTCAGCTGGAATAGAGCCGTAAAACAGAATTTGCGAGGGCTGCAAGCGCTCCAACATTTCCTTGTAGCCAGCGAGGAACAGCGCGCGAGCGGTCGCATTCATTTGCGTACCGACGCTTGATACCGCTACGGCACCGCCCACAGGCTCACCGTCAAAGCACCAGTCAAAACTGCTCTCGTCGCTCCATGAGATCGTCGGAATAACGGTGATTCCGTTGCTCTGCCAATACGCGCCGAGCCAGTGCTTGCGATAGTGATTCCAAATTTGGACGGCCTTCGGGAAATCGGTGTATGTGCTGAAATCCGGTGTAAAAACGCACTTGAACGCTCTCAGCATATCGAGGTATGCGTCCGGATTTGTCCACAGCCGCGTAAATTGGTAGTCGTCAATGAAGAAATGCACGCCCTTGTGCTGCGGGTCCTTGCAGCTTTTCGCGTAGTTAAAGCCGATAAAGCTATCAGCATTGCACGCTTCAGGAACAAGGCGCGGCGTGTCGAATTTACCCGTACCGCGATAAATCATTTTGTTCAGATTTTCATAATTGCGTCCCTGCCGGTAGATCATAGCGCCGCGCCTCCTATCCACAAAGTTAAAGCCCATGACGCCAGAGCGCCACGGGCTTGTTATGGATTTATGGGCATAGCGGCAAGGCCGGAGGCAGAGCCAAAAGCCGCCTCGATCATGCCCACAAATCCATGCAACCATGATACTACAGGCCGTGTCAAATGTTAAGGACATTCGGGACAAACTTATTCGGCCTTCGTGTTTTCGTCGTGCAGAAAGCGATAGCACAGCTTTTTCACACTGTCTTCCGTTGTCCTCATGCCGATTGTTTCCGACACCTGCGCCCATGTCAGGCCGTTGATAAAGCGGTATGTAAAAATCATCCGAAGCAAGCTGTCGGGCAGGTTGGAAATATACCGCTCAAGCCGGTTGCGCTCTGTCAGACAAAGAATCTGCTTTGCCTGAATGGTCATGGCGCAGTCAGAGCGTAGGGCTTTTTTGCGCGTAATAGCGGCTTTCAGGTCTACCAGTTCCGCAACGGTGATTTCCAAGCGCCCGCCATAGGACGGGGCTTTGGGCATACCGTCATAGTTCGGGCCTGATACCGAGGTAGCCTTCATTTCGAGGCGGGCGAGACGGTCTTCGTCCCGCCTGATCTCGTCGTCCAAATCAGCCAGCCGCTGCTGGTCCATTTCGATTTCACGGTTGAGGTGGTAGAGTTGCGATAGTTCTTTGATAGTCATGCTGCGGCCTCCTTAGCCTTCTGAATTCTAACCTTCAGGGCTTCCAACAGGCTATCCTGTGCATTGGCTTTGCCGCCCAGAGATTTAATAACGTCTTCGTCCGTGCCGCCCAGCACCACCAGATGGTGGACTATGACGGGGTACGGCTGCCCCTGCCGGTGCAGGCGCTTATTGGTCTGCTGGTACAGCTCTAAACTGTCGTTCAGGCCGAACCAGATGATGTGATGGCCGCCCTCTTGCAGGTTGAGGCCGTAGCCACAGGACGCGGGCTGCATCAACAGCAGGTCAATATTGCCAGCGTTCCAGTCGTTTTCCTCCGCTTTGCCCTCGTACACTCTCACCCGTAGGCGCGTAGCTTCCAACGCCTGCAACAGCCGGTCGCGGTCGTGCTTGAAGTTGTAGCAGATAATCGCATGCTGCCCGGAAAGCTGCTCCACAGTCTCAAGCAGCGCCTCGATCTTGCAGTCATGCACAGTGATGACGTTCCCGTCCTCGTCGTACACAGCGCCGTTACAGAGCTGTAGGAGCTTGCCGCGCAGAGTGGCGGCAGAGCCAGCCGTGATGACTGTTTCGTCCACCTGAAGCAGCGTGTCCCGCTCCAAGCGGTCGTAAGCCTTCTGCGCTGCGGCGTCCAGCTTGACGGGGATGTCCTCATAGATCAGTTCCGGCAGGTCGAGGTAGTCTTCCGATTTCATGCTGATGCAGATGTCAGAAATGCGCCTGTAGATTTCGTCCGCTGCACCCAGCTTCGGCGCATAGGAGAAGATCGTCGTGCGGCTGCGCTTATCCGGCACAAAGTATGCGTCGCGGTACGATGTGATGGTACGGCCCAGCCGCTGCCCGCAGTCCAGCAGATACACCTGCGCCCACAGGTCCATAAGGCTGCGGGGATTCGGCGTGCCGGTCAGCTCAACAATGCGGTTGATCCGAGAGCGCACCAGCTTCAGCGCCTTGAAGCGCTTTGCCTGATGATTTTTGAAGCTGCTGCTTTCGTCGATGACCACCATATCGAACGGCCAGCTGTGCCCGTAGTAGCCCACCAGCCACTGCACATTCTCGCGGTTGATAAGATAAACGTCCGCCGTTTGGGCCAGTGCTGCGGTACGCTGCCCCACAGAGCCGAGGACGTGTACCAGCCGGAGACAGGAGAGGTGGGACCACTTTGCAGCTTCTTTGTCCCATGTCGATTCAGCTACCTTCTTCGGAGCAATGACAAGCACCTTCCGCACTGCCCAATATTCATACTTCAGCCGCTTGATCGCAGTCAGCGTGATAGCCGTTTTGCCGAGGCCCATGTCCAAGAAAAGCCCCAATGCCGGATCACGAATAATTCGATCAATGCAATACTGCTGATAGTTATGCGGGCAAAAATCCTTCATCCCTCAGTACCTCCCTGCATCGTGCAAGCACGGCTTCGATCTTCTCCGTACTATCGACCGCCGAGAAAACTTCAAAGCCCAACGCACGCAGCAGCCCTTGCACATAAAGCTGCCGCTTGCGTTCCGTTTTCCCCGGCTTCTTCATCTCTACGAAAATCACCTTTGCGCCGGGAAGAAGGATGATCCTGTCAGGGACACCGGAGAAACCGGGGCTTTCAAACTTCAGACACCGGACGCCGTTGCCCAGCTTCTGGACGCCGGTTCTCAGCTTATTTTCGTAATAGGATTCAAGCATTCAATAGTTCCTCCTGTTACAGTTGGGGATAAAATCCTATAATTCCCCGTGCGTATAGGCGCTATGGCGTATAACACCCGTGCGCCCTTTATTACAAGTATTCAATAGGAAAAGTATGTAACATTGTAACACTAAGCCGAAAAGCCTTTGAAATACGGGCTTTTCGGGGTTACAAATGGTGTTACAATAGGGGTTACACCCCAAATTTCTGTAACGGCATAGGTGTTACAGCTTCGACGCCGTTTCCGCTTGTAACACCCCCGTTTGTAACACCTATTTCGTTACCGGCGACGGACACGGGCAAAGCCGCGCTGCTGACCGTATGGGCCAAAACGGAGAGGATTATTGTTCCGCTTCCAGCCGTCCATCTTTGCCAGAATGGCGTTGATTTCCCGCGTGTCAGCGGGCTTCATGTCACGGATATTTCCGTTCAGACGCTCACACCAGATTTCCACAGCGGAAATACGGTCACGGTCCACAAGCTCAAGCTCCTGCCCATCCGGCGTCCGTGTAGCTCCGCACCAGTAGTCCCGCCGCCTGTCAAGCGGCCATTTCGCCCAGTCAACTGGCACTTGCTTTTCGACGAACTCCTCGATCATGCCCTCACGGACGGACACCTCGCGGTGCTCCTCCTGCTTGATCTTCGCCTCCTGCTCCACGTCACCGGAGAGGTACAGCGATTCGCCAGCCTGCCAGCGAGCCTTTGCCTCCGCCCACAGTTGGTCGATAACATCGTCGGTCAGGTCGCGCCACACGGTTTTGGCGTGCGGCTGCTCGCCCACGTCCACGGGCCAGAAACGCCGGTTGCCGGTCGTGTCCTGAAGGAAGTCGGTTGTGTTCGTGCTGCCGAAGAACACGCACTGCCGGGGCAGCTCCGAGACATGACGGCCATACGCTGCGCGGTAGCGGTCGGCACGCAGGGAGAGGAACTGCTTGATGCGGGCGACGTCGGTCTTGCGGAAAGCGTCCAGCTCTGACACCTCCACCAGCCACACGCCCTGAAGCAGCTCTGATGCGTCCTTGCCCTCGAACGTCCGAATGGAATCATTGAACCAGCCACGGGACATTTTATCCAGCAGGGTACTTTTACCGATGCCCTGCGGCCCCGCAAGGATGACCATGTTGTCGTACTTGTAGCCGGGGATCATAGCGCGGGTAACGGCTGCGGTGAAGCTCTTGCGGCACACAGCGCGGTTATAGGCGGTGTCTTTGGCACCGAGGTAGTCAATGAACAGCGTGTCCAGCCGGGGCACGCTGTCCCACGTCAGGCGCTCGATGTACTCGCGCACCTCATTGAAGGCGTGCTGTGAGGCATGAATGTCAAGGGCGCTGTCGATGTTGCCGCGTCCGGAAATGCCCCAGAAGCGTTCCATGTACCAGTACAGGCCGTTGCTGTCGGTGTCGGACCACAGGCGGCGTTTTCCATCCTTTTTCCACGGCAGCGGCCCCAGCACCTCACCGCGCCCTGCGAACTGATTGAGCGCGAACTTGCCCCGCAGGAGCGGATCGCCGTCAAGGATAATGAGCACATTGTCGATGGTGCTCTTGATCTTGCCGTCCTGCGTGCGCTGCAACCTCTCAGCCCATGCGGTATCGTCCTCCGGCGCGGGATCGTTGCCCATGCCCTCGAATTCCTTCATGGCCTGTTCGTGCTGCTCACGGTTGAGCGTGGCGCATACGGTCTTGTCGGCCAGCGCCAGATCGCACATAGCCTTGTAGGACGGGAGCTTTGCAATGGGCGTTTCCGGCGAAGCATTGTCGTCCTTGTCCCCGAACTTGTGTAGCCGGATCAGATCGAAGGCGTTGACCAGTCGCCCGCTGCACGGGTCCGTCGCGTGGTGGCTGAACAAGAACTTGCCGCCGTCATAGATGATCGCGCCGCCCGTGGTGGAACCGCCCAGATAGGTATAACGGTCGGGGTCGTTGTCCACGGCCTCATAGATGCCCGGCAGGTAGGCATCCATAGCCGCCAGCACGTTATAGGTGCGGCAGAAGGCACCCACAAGGCCCTGCTTTTCTTCGGGGTCGCCCTGCTTCATAGCCAGCTTCTGATAGCTGGTAGCACCGGGGACCACCGGCCAGCTCGTCAGGTCGTGCCAGTCGGTATATGTACCCAGCAGGGCGTCTGCGGAGATCAGCGGTGCGTCTACAGCCTTGTAAACAAACTCACTGTCACAGCAGCAGGAGGGCCAGTACATGAGCCGGACCGTCTCAAAGGTGGTCGGATCGGCCATGCCGATGCCCACATGAGCGGCCACACGGCGCGCGCATGGCTCGTATTCGTCTGGGGTCATAGTTCTATCGGTCGGGACAACGACGCGCAGACGCGGGCGCTCAGGCGTGTGCTTGCGGGTGCTGTAAATGCAGTAGCTGAAGCCCAGCTCGTCCATTTTGCCGATGATGGTTTCCGTCTGCCAGCCGGGGATATTATCAAAGTCAAGCGTGATGATGTCGCGCCCGGTCACATTGTTTGCCTTGCGGCGCTGCCCCAGCAGGGAGCCGCCCACAAAGCCGCCGACGTCCTTTAGATCGTCCTGCTGCGATTTCTTCAGATGCAGATAATCTTGCAAGGTTTCGGTCCCACGGACCGGGGTAGACAGCCGTTTATAGAGTTCTTCGACGGTCAGCACCGTCTGTTTCCAGACCATATCACGGCGGTTGTTGCCTACGGATATGGTGATTTGTCTGTCATAGTTCATAATCAGGTACTCCTGTCCTCAGGATCACCCCCCCCCGTCACCGGGGAAGGTGTCGCCTCCTTGTGTAGCTCCGCACCGCTCATTCCCGCGCTTCTCCCGTGATCCGGTCAGACAGACGGACCAGCTTTCCCGCACGGATGCGGTCCACCAGAGCGCGGTTGCGGAAAATGACCTTGAGCTGTTCCAGCATGATTTCCACGTCGGCAATCTCCTCGGCCAGCGCCTTAGAGTTATCCGCGCCGCGAAGATTCTTCGACAGCTCCTTGGTCAGCTCGGACATTTCCTCCATAGCCATCACAAGCTGCGATTGCTTGCCGTAGGCCCTGACGGCCTCGGCGTAGGTGTCGCACTGGACGGGTGCCACAATCGCACTCAGACGCTCCTGAAGCTCCTTGTTCTTGCACTCGCAATAGCAGATTTTGTCCCGTGCCTGCCTGAGTTCAGCTTCAAGCTCGGCCTTCGTCATATCACTCATTTGAACACCCTCCCGGTCTTGACGTCTTTGATTTCAATGCGGCTGACAAGCTCAAAGCCGCAGTTACGGATGATGAATTTAAGGACCCTCACGAGGTCGCTCACGCGGCCATCCAGCGCGTTTTCTTCACGGACGATAGATTTCACGCCCTCATACGCTGTGGGGTCGTAGTAGCCCTCGCTGTTCCTCTTGGGGTAGTTTGCCATACAGACCTCCTAACAATCGACTTCGATTACGGCGGTCGGGAACTTATCGCAGTTGTCCGCAATCTGCCTGAGAAATTCCGCTGTGGATTCCACCGTGCCCCAGCAGTTGCCCGGCTCAAACTGCCGGTAGCGCTTCGGATGCAGACACAGCCGGGACGCGCCCTGCATGAGCACGGGGTACATATCGGCACAGCGTTTGCCGTTCCACTCAGAGGGATAGGAGCCGCACACCTCTTTAATCATGGCGGCGGTGTTGGACGTGTGGTTGATCCAGTCGTCACCGACGTACACCCACTGATCCGTACCTTCAAGTTTGGCCTTGAAGCTCACATCATAGCTCACTGTGTAGCCGCCTCCTTTTCCTGATACTCTGCCATATACCGCAGCACCTCGTCTGCCTTGGCAAAAGCTTTGACCAATCCGCCGTTTGCGTCCGCTGACCGTACCACGGTATAACCGGCATAAGCGAAGGCGGGAGTACGGCCATTCAGGAAGAAGAAACACATATCCAGCGCGTCGCAGTACATATAGCTGTTTTTGACCACAAGGTCTTCTCGATCCAATTTGAAGCGGACCGCGAGCTTTTCCGCCCATGTGACAGCCCTGCTTTTTGCCGTGATTCTGGTGATATGCGCGTCAAGATTTGCGGCCTTGCAAGCGGCCTCAATGGCCGCCACCTGCTGTTCGGTAGAAAGCTGGACGCACGGGATGTTTGTATCGCTTTTCATAAGTGAGCCTCTTTCTGCGTCGTTTTTCATGGGCTGTCTCCTTTTTCCGCGTTCCATGCCGCAACGTCAACGCCGATCTCTTTCAGCTTGCGATCCGCAAGCCATGCGTCGTCGTCGGGCATTTCGTAGTAGTTGACCAGATCATCGTGGATGACCGTAAACTGTTCCCATGCGCGCCGGAGCCGCTTTTTCCCGAAGCCGAGGTACTTGTGCAGGAAATAAAGGATCATGGCGTCAACATTGTTCAGGTATTTACGGTCAGCCTCCACGATTTGCCGGTTTATCTCAATGTTCATGGCGCGCCGCTCTTTGGCGGTCAGTTCAGCGCCGTAGACTGTGCCCTTATACTGCTTAACTCTCATGGCGTCCGACCTCAGCGGGCGCAAACACATCCGGATTATCAACAATGACCGAATGGAGCGCGTTCGCCAGCTCGTCCACACGTTTTTCGTCGTGGTCGCGGTAGCCGAGGCCGAAATAAATCGCATGGACCATTTCGTGGATGAAATCCGCTTCCATTTTGGCCGTGGCCTGCGGGCTGACGCGGATAATCAGGTCGCCGTAGAGAATTTCCGCCGATACATTATTGATACCGAGATCCATTTTGTCGGTGATCTCGACGGTGTAGGTCTTGCCGCCGATCTTGATCTTTTCAGGTATTTTCATCGAACTCACCTCGTTCTGTGGTTTTCCGATTGATCCGCGCCGCAGTTTTTCGGTACTTCTGCGGCAGCGGAAAAATCGTTATAAGGGTTTCACCGTGGAAGATATAAACGTTGTTGCAGTAGATACGGATGTTGTTCGCCGTCTCGTGCTTCCAGTACAGCGCCGATATGTACCGGTTCAGGCTGCCGCTGGTGTCGCTGTGCCGGATGCCGTACCGCAGCGCATTTTCAGCGTTCTTGTGGGAGAGCTTCTTCGGCAGGCCGAGACGTTCCTTCGTTCTTCGCGCTGCGTGGTTGGTAACGCGGGTCATTTCCTCAGGAGGGCCACAAAGACGGCAATAATGCCGATCAATGCGACCACTGCGACGCTGATCCAGAGCGGAGACAGCACCCACCACCACGACCAAGCAATAACGCGCGTCAGCTTGAGTGTGATAAACACGATGGTCAGCAGGCCAACGAAGCCGATTCCGCCGCCACCACTATTTTTCTTATCCATGTATTTCACTCCTTTTAATTGATCCATTTAATCACCGTGTCACCGGTGTACCCCTTCACCCACACATACCACGCATAGCAGACAGCGCTTGATTTTATACTGTTCTCAAAATCGCCGTTCATAGCGCAACGCAGGCGGCTTGAGCTGACATATATGGTTTTGGGCGGGTATTCTTCAAAGAGCGCTCGTCGTGCCTTGCCTTCAAGGAATTGTATCTTGAGGAACATAGCCACCTTGCAGCCGTCCGCTGAGATGTCAAGAGCGTGCTTGACAAACTCCTGCGCCTTTGAATATGGCGGGTTTGTAATGATGTCGAATCCGGGGACGGGGGGGGCTTGGCACTTCAGGAAATCCTGTTGATGCCCGAAGCCCCGGTCAATCAGGTCTGTAGCGTAGACGTGATAGCCCGCCTTCTCGAATTCCTTTGCTAAATGTCCTTCACCGCAAGCACACTCCCACACCATCGGGGCGAACTGTTCAACCTCCATGAGGAGTTGCGCAGCTTTGGGTTCGGTTGCGTAATAGTCGTTGACCTCGCGCTCATTCTGGGCGTAGTTTCGTGCGCCCAGAATGGCGTGGGCCGACCGGCTGTTTCCGGTCCAGTCACTCATTCACATCCTCCTCGCAAATGCGGATCAGGTTGTGAATGCCGCTCTGTGTGTAGCCGAGGATTTTACCGGTGCCCGCCCAGAACTGGACCAGTGCGTCATCGGATTTACGGCGGCAGTGGAAATGGCCTGTGGCGTCGTTCTTCAGAACGTATTCGATGTTATGGGCTTCAAGCTGCCGGATCGCATACTCGATACGGTCCGGGTTCTTTGCTACCCGCTCTCTGTGATTCTGCCGGGCGTGTTCCTTGAGCGCGTCCCAGCATTCATCCCTCGCCATGCGGATCACCTCCCAAACAGTTGGGGCAGACCTGTCGCCCTTCCGGGATTTCAGCGCCGCAGGAAATGCAGGTGTTGACAGGCGGGACTTTCGGCGTCTCCGTGGCGATCTCGCCAGCGCAGGCGGCGTAACCGGCCAAGTCAACGAAGCTGTCACCCTTGACGCCGGTCTTGATGCGGGCCACCTTCAGGAGCGCCAGCATCATAGCAACGTCCTTCGCGCTGTAGCGCATTCCGGTGTACGCCTCCCACAGCTTGCCGATAAGGGCGAAGTTGTTTTCGGGCCTGCCGTACTCGCGCTCACGCTCTCCGCAGACGCATTTACGCGCCTGTTCCAGAATTTCAGCTCGTTTCATGGTCAGCCTCCTTCGGAAGAATGTCGTCAAAGCAGATGGGAATGATCTGCTGCAACTCACGCAGCAGTGGTGTAGCTATCTCCCGAATCTGCGGATGCGCGCCGGTGGAGGTACGGAGCCGCAAGAAGTGACGCCATTCACGGATATTGGCCGTCATAACGACCTCCGTTTTGAGGCTGTTCGGGAGCACGGCGCGGGCCTCCTGCGGGGACAGACCCCAATTCAGAAGGTTGAAATAGGCGGTTTCAGCACGGCGGCAAGCCTCTTTCCACTCGTCGTAGGCGAAGGTATTCTCGTTCAGGTAGCACGGCTCAACAACCGTGATCTCGCTGCCGAACTGATCCTTGCCGTAATTACAGTAGCGGGTGCTCTCCTGACAATAGGATGCCATCCGGTGCCTGACGATCTCATGGCTGACGCCACGGTCACAGATGAATTTCACGGTAAAGCTGCAATGCTCCAAAACCGCCTCGTGGCCGCGCTTGATGATACCGGCAACGAACTTAGGGGCGCTGTCGTCCGTGATTTTGCCCTCAGATTTGTAGCAGACGCGCCCGCACTCCTCAAGGCGCTTCAGAATTATGCCGCCGTCAATAGGCGTGATGAACTCGAAGCCGGGCTTAATAATCTTCATCGTCGTCCTCCGTTTCGTCGTCTCCGGTCGCGGCCTCGTACTGGTCGTATGTAATGGCTCTGACGCACTCGACGGGAACACCGAGCAGGTCGGCAGTGCTCTTGCGCTGGGCGTAAAGGAAGCCTTCGCACTGAACCGAATTGTTGATGATGCCCACAAGCTGGTCGGCGGCTTTCGCGTGCTTCAGCGCAACGCTTGTGTAGCCGACGCTCCCAGCGCCGCCGAATACTTCGGCGTCCTTGACCTCGAAATGGCAGGTCAACGTAATGTCAACCAGACCGATATTAGCGTTTTGCATAGGATTTCCCTCCGTTATTGATGTGTTCCTCGTAGCTGTAGCGGATGCAGTAAAGCGCCACATAGAGGATGACAAGCAGATAACCGGCATAAAGGAACAGCCAGTACCACGAATAGAACATGGACAGGACCACAGGGACGGCCAGAGTGCCGATTACTGCACCGGCGATAAAAAGGATCAGAGCCACCACAGCGGCGGTTTTAATCAGCTTTTCGCATTTCATAATGAGTTGCCTCCGTAGATTTTGTGTTATTGTATTTTGGGAGGCCCCACGACCGGGGGCCGGATTTCAAAGGGAAATCAGATTAAACAGAAGCCGAACGCCACCCCGCAGGAGTTGGACGCAATGTTGCTGCCGCTGTTACCGCCGTAGTACACAAAGGCGAAAGACGAAGACGACGACGCCTCAGGCGACCGCAGCCACCACCACCATGTTCCATTGTCGCCGCACTCCTTCACGCGGTCCTTCTCGCGGAGGAAGCACAGAAGCTGCGTGTCCTCTGGCTCACGATCCGACCAGCGGCCCTTGCCGAACACCTGCGTCTTGGAGAGCAAGAACAGCTTGTCTTCGGTTTCTACGCGCTCACCGTCCACGATCTGGACGATTGTCGTCGGCGCAATAAGCGCCTGAAGCTCGTCCGGCAGAAGGGCGAACACGGTATTGTTGAGATACTGCCGCATATCACAGGCGGCCCACGCGCCCTTGTTGGTGTCGCGCTTGTTCATGCAGCGCTCGTCGGCGAGGCAGTCTTCGAGGACGAAGAACCACTTGCCGTTCCTGTCCTGTGTAGCTCTCACGGCCACTTCCTCGCCGTTCTTCAGATTGAAGATGACCAAATCGCCCTGCGCGATAGTGCCGTTATCGACCGCCGCCTTCAGCGTGGCCCATGTGGTTTCGTTGGTAGTAGAAGTCTTGATAAACATAAAAGGTTGCCTCCTTAATCTTTTTTGAAAAATGCTCCGACCCAGCCGTCAGCGCCAAGGGGCAGGCCCTCAGCCCACGGGATCGGGGTTGACATGATCTTGACCACCTTGTCAAGCATAGCGTCGTTGGTGTCGAATGCGGCGGTGTCGATGACCACCTCGTCGTGGATGTGGAAAACCACAGGCAGCCCAGCGGCTTCAAGGTGTTCGATGGCCTGCGCCAGACAGTCACGGGCGATAGCCTGTACGACATTCTCCACCAGCTTCCCGCCGTAAGTTTCGATGCGGCCCCACTTGTTTTTGTCGTTCACGCCCATATAGGTGATGGACGGACCGCCCCAGCGGTTTTCACCGACAGAGGGTTCGACGTAGTAGAGCTTGCGACCAGACGGAAGCGAAATGGTCATACAGGTTGTTCCACGGATGCAGTCACACTCCCGCGCGAAGGTGCAGCAGCGAACGCGGAGAGAGCCGCCGTTCTGGATGACGCGGATCGCCGCGTCGTTAAAGCTGTACCAAAGGTTGCGGATTTTGGGGTTAGTGTTGCGCCACTTGTCCACGATGTCTTTGATTTCCTCGTCTGGCAGGTCGGCAAGCAGCTTGCCGGTGTCCATCTGCCGCATGGCTGGAACGCCGCCCTGATAGCCGAGGGCTAATTCTGCGACCTTGCCGCGCTGCCGGAGGGAGTATTCGGGGTTGCCCTTCTTGATCCGTTCCAGCGGGACGCCGAACATCTGAGAGGCGGATGCTTCATAGATTTTGCCGTGCGTCCTGAAGACTTCAAGCCGCCACTCCTCGTCGGCCAGCCACGATATGACGCGGGCTTCAATGGCGCTGAAATCGGCGTCGATCAGGACGTTGCCGGGAGCAGCCACAAACGCGGTGCGGATAAGCTGAGACAACGTGTCATTCGGGGAGCCGTAGACTGTCCGCAGCGCGTCGAGCTTGCGGCCCTTGACCAGCTCACGGGCAAATTCCAGCGGCTCCGTGTAGGTGCGGGGCAGATTCTGGACCTGCACCAGACGTCCGGCCCAGCGCCCCGTCCGGTTTGCGCCGTAGAACTGAAGCAGCCCACGGACGCGCCCGTCGTCGCACACAGCGGCCTCGATGGCGTCGTATTTCTTGGTGCTGGTCTTGCCCAGCTCCTGCCGGATTTCCAGCATCCGCTGAACGTGGTCAGCGTTGTCGCGGCCCAGCAGCTCTTTGATCGTCTCCTTGCGGAGGGTGGTAATATCGTCGCCGGTTTCGGCGGACAGCCAGCGGGCAAGCTGCTTGACGCTGTTGGGGTTTTGCAGTCCGGAAAGCTGGACGGCCTCGTCGGTGAGCTGCGCGCGGATGGTTTCGCCCAGCTCCAACGCACCTTCGCAGAAGTCCATATCGACTGCCACGCCGCGCGCGTTGATAAGCAGGTCGGTTTCCCACTGCTTCTGAACGAAATCTGGCACGGGGAACACAGACAGGCGGCGTTCGATCTCCATTTCCGCCACAACGTCTTGGCCGTTGTAGGTCTTGAATAGCGTCCATTTTTCGAGGTCGTGATGCGGGTAGTTTCGGGTCCTGCCGCCGTTCGCCTTCGTGGGCTTGCAGGGCACACAGAAATAGCGGATCAGAGCCTTGCCGGTAGTCAGCTTTTGTTTGTCCTCCGGAATGCCCAGCGCCCGGCCTGTCGCGTCCAAACCTGCGGTGTAACCGGCATACAGGCCGTGCAGCATCGTGTCACGCCACTGTGAAGGCGGGAGCTGTGCGCCCATGTACTTACTGAGGCAGTACCATTCAAAGGCCGCATTGTAGGCGTGCTTCAGGCACTGCGGGTCTGTCAGTGCGTGAATAACTTCCAGAGGGATTTTTTCGCCCTGCGCCATGTCAATGACCTGAGTGGGCGCACCGTCGAAGCTGTACGCGAAAAGCAGAATCTCAAAGGCGGGGCTTTGCACATAGCGGTAAAGACCGGCCTTCTTCAGGTTCACGTCCGAATACGTTTCGAGGTCGATACTGAGGTGGATCACGTCGCACCTCCTTATCGCTGGAAGGCTTCAGAGCTGGAATAAAGGCTGAGAACGTTCTTGGTGTTGACACCGCGCTCCTGAAGCTCCTCGATCATGGACTTGAACAGCGGGGTTGACTGCACATACTCGACCAGCTCCGCGTCGCTCAAGCTGGTTACGTTCTTGAGGGACTGCTTGCGGTCATCAGCGTTGAAGGGCGTCCAGACCGTATCAGAGAAGGTCGCGTGCTCAATGTCAGCCACGAGGATGGAAAGCGTCCGAGCGGGCTTCTGAACGAGCATACGCACCGTGTTCAGCAAATGCGGCGTCTCCATGTTGCCCACGGGGACAGCCTCGCCGACGCCGGTGATCCAAACGCCGGAATAGTCAAAACGGGTTTTCATATTTGCCTCCTTTGTGTCCTTGCCGGGCAGGCGGTCACTGTGTAACCGCCTGCCCAGCGCTGTGGTTTACATGGGCTGACCGGTGATGGGGTTGATCTGGCCGGGAGTGTAACCGGCCTGCGGCTGAACGCCGCCAGCGGGATAACCGCCGTAGCTGGGGACAGGCGTTGCGGGCATGGCCGCGCCATACTGGCCGGTAGCGTAGCCCTGCGCGGGGGCCTGCGGCTGAACGCCGCCGACACCAGCGAACTCAGCGGCGGTAACAACAGAGTTGCTGAGCGGTTCGCCGTCGCGGGTCTTCATCACAGCGCGCAGGCCGCAGCCGACGCCGCGCTTGCCAGCAGAGTTGTAGGCATAGAAGTTGATGGACACGCGGGCATACATACCGCTGTAGATGTCCGTGGGGGCCAGCTCGCAGTTCACATTGTCCGCGCCGCAGACATAGGGCTTGTTCTTGCTGGATGCGGTCACGACCCAGCAGCCACGGCATTCCTCGCCGAAAGGCTCACCGGAAGGGCGCACACCGTCGCCGTCATGCACGACGGATTCGATACGGGCGGGGCGGACGCCGTTCCACTTGGCATTGACGCCAACCTCGGCAGCGGCATTCATGGCCGCGTCAAGCTCCTGCTTGATATTCGGGTTGGACTTGGGGATCAGCAGCGTGACACTGAACTTCGGGTCGCCCACGCCGTTCTGCGGCGCGCGGGCGGTCACAAGGTTGCAGTAGGACAGGCGGCATTCGGGGGTGAGAACTCTTTTCGGGTCATTCTGATACATGGTTTAATTCCTCCATAAAAATCATTCGGTTCAATATGTTCAGTCCTGCATCCGCAGGTTGGATTAAAGGGATTCAAAGTAGGCTAAGAGCTTCTTGGCTCTTTCATACTGTGCTTTGGCGCTTTTCAGCGTTCTGAGCAGCTTGTTATTGCTTGCCTTGATCTTTCGTTGCTCAAACGCAGATTTGTACCGAGGGTCAGTCCAGCCATTCTGATACTCTGACGAGGCAGCGCCCCACACGCTATGCGTCTCAGATATAAGGTCCTTCAGAGCGTCGTGCGTTACGCGAATGGGTACTGAGTTTATGTCACGGTCGCTGCACATGAACTTAAACAACTTTCGCAAATTGGAAAGAGGCAGTTCATGAAGTGCCTCGGGATAGACCAGCGTAAACGCAGCAGTCTCATACCGAAATATGCACACGGTTTCAGCCATTGTCAGCACCTTCAAACTCAGCCGCGCCGGGGCAGTACGTCTCACGGCGGTCGAATACATGGGCCAGTGTAGGTTTGCCCTTCGGCTTGACAACGCAGTCGGAAAGCAGCTCTGAGAAGGTCTTCTTGCCCAGCATCTTTTCCAGCTCTGAGAGGGTTTTCGGCTTGCGGTCGAAGATCAGCGCCTCGTCATATCCGGCGTCGATCAGCTTCCGGACGGCGGTATCAACGTCCGTGAAGGTGCGGTTGCTGCGGCCCTCCACCAGCTTCCAGCCGGGGATTTCGCCGCCGTCAAGCATAGCGCCGGTGGCATAGTCCTGAAGGTCCTTGTACCACTGCACCAGACCTTCAGCTTGAATCAGCAGGTCGCCAACTTCGGCGTCCGACAGGCACGGATTTTTTCCGATCTCCCGGCTGCCGTTCGCAGGGGTGAGATTCTTAAAATCCTCAAAGCCGGTAAAGAACGCGGCTCTTGCGGCGCATTGCGCCTTGCCCTTGCAGAATCGGCAGTGCTCACCGGGGCAGAAGGTTCCGGGGCCGTCGTAGGCTTCCTTTGCAAGGGGTTTGATACTCTCGCCCCATGCAAGCAGATCATCCACACTAAGGGCGTCCTCGCTGGCCTCCTGTGACAGGCGGGGCTGACAGATACCCATTGATACCCACTTGATTTGGTCGCCGTAGATAGGCCCGTAGAGCTTCAGAGCACCCAGCGCATACAGCCGCATTTGCGGGTTGTTTTCAGCCGATACGGGAACGCCCTTGCCGTGCTTGTAGTCGGTGATGTGCAGCGTGTCGCCGCCAATCATGATACAGTCGCAGGTGCCGAAACCGTCCGGGACATAGGCCGTGAGATCGACCTTGACCTCCATTGCCACATGGGGCGGCGCGGCGTACTGCATGGCCTTCTCCGTGAGATAGTCCACATACGCTTCGGCGGTCCGCAGCATCTCGTCAGAGTACAGCGGGCGGGCTTGCAGCTTCTTCAGCTCAGAGTTGAATTTGCGGGTGGACAGGACAGTGAATTTCTTGCGGGCGTACAGCTCACAGATGGCGTGTGCCAGAGTGCCTTCCTCCGCATAGGAGCTTGTCCCATCCGGGAAGCTCTCCTCGAAATGTGGTGCCGCCGTACAAGCCAGCCAGCGGTGGGCGCTGGATGCGCTCAGAAGGGCGTGTTGTCTGGGGGTAGGCATTGTCCCACCTCCCGTTAAAGCTGCGCTCCGAGGGCCTTCAGCTCAGCACCAAAGGCGCTGTATGCCTCCTTCGGCAGCTGCGTTACGGCCTGCACACCGAACTTGCCCAGCAGGGCGAGGAGCTGCGGCATCTTGCCTGCGTCGATCAGCGCCGCACCCGCGCGGCTCAGTTCCTCCACGGTGTAGCTCTCAGCCGGAGCGGCGACCGGCGCAGTCGGGGCAACAGTCGTCGGTGCAGTCGGCTGAACAGGGGTGGGTGCAACAGTGCCGGTAGTTGGCGCAGGCTGAACAGGTGTCGTAGGGTTTACGACGGGAGCCGCAGGAGCGGGCGCGGCGGGGAAATCAACGTTGACAACGCCTGCGTTGTCGATGTGGTGGTTGTTCCCTCCGTGCTGATGGCAGACGAATTCGGGCTGCTTGCCGATGGCACCGGCCAGCGCGTTCAGCGCTTCCGGTAATCCGGGGATTTCGATGGTCATTTTGATCTCAAACATGATTTGCCTCCTAAATTTTCTTCAGATCGTCGATGATTTGTTGCCAGCTTTCAGAAACGTTCAAGACGTGCCTTGAGTATTGACTTGAGTAGTAGCCTTGCTGCCAGAGCTTCGCAGCGCCGCCCTCGCCACAGTTATAGGCCATGAGGGCTTTGTGCTGGTCGCCGTACTTGTCCAGCAGCTCACCGATCAAGAGGACACCGGCAACAATGTTGCCCTCATAGTCGGTGGGTTCGATCCCAAGTCCGCGCAGGCGATCATAGTTAATCGGATGGACTTGCATCAGGCCCCAGCAGGTGCCGTTGTCTGCATCGAGGTTGAAGCTGCTTTCGCATTCCGCGATTGCCAGCGCCAGTGCATAGGGAACGCCGTAGTCCTCACACGCCTGCTGCATTACCTCTTGAAGCTCGTAGCTCAGCGGAATGTCGTCACTATGTAGGAATCTCTGCCCTTCTGTCTCCTGCGGTACGGTTTCCGGCTCTGTGACCGGCTCGTCCGGTGTGGAGGCGGTAGGGGCTTCGGTTTCCGGCACGGACGTTTCAGCCGTGGGAGCGGGTGCGGTTTCCTCCGGTGCGGGCGCTGCGCCTGACGCGCAGTTGACGGCAAGGATCGTGATTACGACCGCCTCCAACACTGCCAGCACAAAGAGGCCAAGAGCGATACGGCGCAGCCTATTGAACTGTCGGTGCTGCCGTCTGCGTGTCGTCGTCATAGAACTTGCCTTCCTCTCTGCATTTCTGTAGCCACGCTTCGTAGCGGCGCAAATTCTCCGGATCGGAGTAAAACCGCTCAATGCCCGCAAGCAGCGTCCGGCAGAGAATATCCATTTGTACGCGCGGAATCTGCGTGCAGTCGATTTTGACGTTGGCCATGATGCTTTCCTCGTTTCTTACTGATTAACTGTGGGTTCGCTTGCCTGCCGCTGCTCAAGGCGTTCAAGCGCATCAATGATGCGCTGCTGGGTCGTGGCGTTGCCCTTCTTGTTGTGGAGAACAGCGGACAGGTACGAGTTCGTCAGCCCTGCTTCATCAGCAAGCTGCTTGCCCGTAATCGCCGCCATGTGCATACGCCCGACCACTTCAGCGGTCCAGTCGAAATTCAAATTTTCACCTCCAAGTTCAAATATTTCGGCAAAAGGAGTTGAAATATTTGCACTGTTGTGGTATCATAAAAAAGGTGTGTATCTGATACCCTTTCGACGGCTTCCTCCGTGCCAGCGGAGGGGGCTTGCCATGCTATGGCCGTCGCTCGTTCAAATATTTGCTCCACGCTTTATATTATAGAGCAACCATTTGAACTTGTCAAGGGGGATTGGAGCAAATATTTGAATTTTCCTCGGAGGCAATATGTTTTACGATGTGTTCAAAAAGCTCTGTGATGATCGGGGCATCAATCCGACGCGCGCAAGTGTAGAGATCGGCTTCAGCCGTGGCAGCGTGTCTTACTGGAAGAAGCGCTATTTGGAGGGCTTCGACGCAAAGCCCGATTCTTACACCGCTGAAAAGATTGCGGACTATTTTGACGTTTCAGTGGATTACCTGCTGGGAAGAACGGACGATCCGATTGACTACGACAAAAATGGGGACGCACTTGCAGAAATCCCGCTCACCTATGTTGAGGCTGCGAACGGTGATATGAAGAAAGCTCGGCAAATGATGCTTGCCGTCGATGCCGACGCGCTGCGGGAGCGTGACGCCACGCCAGAGGTGTATCGTCAGTACCTGAAGCTGGACGAAATCGACCGTGCGAAGGTTGAAGCATATATCACCGGTCTGCTGTCGTCCGATAAGTATCAGACGGTCGCTAAAGCAAAGAATGCCTGATACGACACGAGGGAAAAATCCTCTACATCGATTTCAAACGCTTTATGAGGTGAAGGGAGGTCGTGGCCATGGATGGACACGATTACGAATATCTGGTCGCAAAGTATCTTCGCGGGCACGGCTACACCGGCGTCAAGGTGACAAAGGGATCAGGTGATTTTGGCGTCGATGTTACGGCCCACAAGGCCGGGCACAAGTACGCCGTACAGTGCAAATATTACTCAAGCCCTGTGAGCCTCAGCGCGATACAGGAAGCAGTAGCCGGAAAAGCGCTCTACAACTGCGACCGTGCAATGGTTGTCACCAACAGTACATTCACAAAAGCCGCACGCGAGCTGGCAAATGCGAATAACGTACTTTTGCTGGAAAACGTCTACAGCGCAGGAGCCTTCCGTTTCTCGCAGTTGCCGAAGGGCGTGAGATTCTTTCTGCTTGGCGCGTATCTGTTCTCGGCGTCTGCTGCCTTTGTTGCCATGCTGGACATAAACAAAGAGCAACCCTTCTGGACGGCGGCATATAACGTGGTAACAACGATGACGTTCATGTTGTTACCGCTGTGGATAGGCCCTGCAATTCGTGGTGTCAAGAAGTTGTTCCGGCGCGTCCTCACTGGAATCAAAGCGGGCAGAGCTACACCAGCGGCTGCCGCAGTATCGGTGGCACCCGCACAACCGGAACGACCCAGCATTAACGCTGTTGCGCTACAGCCGTTTCTGCCTATTGAAATTCAGGATCACAAAGATACCTTTGCAAACGCATTGGCCGGGCTGCCCGTGCTTACGACCTCTGCGATCCAACGTAACTGCAAGTGCGGAATCGACCGCGCGTACTCGATACTACGCAATCTTCAGGTCTACGGGCTTATCCATGGGGCCGGAAAAGACACCTATGAATGGACAGAAAAAGCCCTTCTGCTGGGCGCAGAAGGGCGTAACGGGTAACAGATATGTCAGTAGATATTAAATGGCAGGTGCCAAAGGCACAGCCGGAGGCCAGCGAACTGGCCGTCGTATATGCTCGGTACTCAAGTCACAGTCAGGGAGAACAGTCCATCGAAGGGCAGCTCTCCAACGCGAGAGACTACGCCGCCGCACACGGCTACACCATCGTGCATGAATACGTTGACAGAGCAAAGAGTGGTCGGACGGATAACCGCGCCGAGTTCCAGCAGATGCTGAAGGACACGGCCAAAAGGCAATTCAGTGTTATCATTCTCTGGAAGGTTGACCGCTTCGGACGTAACCGCGAGGAGATCGCCATAAACAAGATGAAGTGCCGCAAGAACAGCGTGCGTGTCGAGTATGTGGCGGAAACCATCCCTGACAGCCCGGAGGGCGTGATCCTCGAAAGCGTGCTGGAAGGCTTCGCGGAGTATTACAGCCTACAGCTGTCGCAGAACATCCGCCGTGGTCGTGCTGAGAGCGCCGAGAAGTGCCAGTCGCTGGGCGGAAACCGCCCGCTGGGGTACAAGACCGGGCCGGACAAAAAGTTCGTCATAGACGAAAATACCGCACCCACAGTGAAGATGATCTTCACCATGTATGCGGATGGCAAGACGGTTACGGAAATCGTTGACAAGCTGAATGAACTGGGTCTGCGGACGTTGCGCGGTGGCCCCTTCACCAAGAACAGCTTGCATTCGATTCTGAAGAACAAGAAATACATCGGCATTTACGAGTATCAAGGCCGCGAGATCAAGGACGGAGTACCCCGGATTATCGAGGACGACGTGTTTAACAAAGTACAGGAAATGCTGAAGATCAACAAACGAGCACCGGCGAAAACATGGTCGCGCGCCGACTACATCCTCACGGACAAGCTGTTTTGCGGCAAGTGCGGCGCTCTGATGTTCGGCGAGAGCGGCACCAGTAAAACCGGCGCAAAGCATAATTACTACATCTGCTCCAACAAGAAGCGCTTCCGCTCCTGCGACAAAAAGGCCGTGCGACAGGCAGACATTGAGGACACCGTGCTCAACGCCACCCATGAGCTGCTGCAAGACGACGAGCTGCTGGACTACATCGTTGACCGCACATGGGAGTATTACCTTGCACAGGACAACAGTCAAGAGGAGCTGCGTAACCTTCAGCGGCAGCTTGCACAGACTGACACCGCCATATCAAACCTCATTCGGGCCATTGAGGCCGGAATACTGACCGAGGAAACCAAGAAGCGCATGGACGAGCTGACGCAGCAGAAAGCCGATTTGAAGGCGTCCATTGCCGACAGGGAAATTGCCCGTGGTTTCCACCTGCAAAAATCCCATATCGCATTTTATCTCCGCAGCCTGCGTGATGCTGACTGGTCGGACAAAGAGGCACAAAAGCGCCTGATCCAGACCTTTGTGAACGCGGTATTCGTTTACGACGACCACATAACGTTGACGTACAACTTTAGCGGAGATAAAAGCACCATCACACTGCATGATATGCAGCGTTTTGAAGACGGGGAGGAGTTCGGATGCCGTGCGTCTCGCTCCACCATTACAATCTAATCCGAACATTTTTGTAACGCTTGACGTGTTCGGGTTAGTCGTTCAGATTGAACGCTAAAGAAATA